TGCCATTAATAGATGGTTCAACAATATTACAATGGAACGATCTAAAATATGGTCAAGGTGTGTTTATGGCACTTTACGATACAGCAGGTAGAACTATTTCAGGAGATGTAACATCAGGACCGGTACAATACATTTACACATCACCAGACGGAATACATTGGACCGAGAGAGACATTGGACAAATTGGAAACTGGAACAGATGTGCATTTGGTAATCCAGACGCAGATGCTACAGATGGTTTAGATAATAGAAAAGGTAGATGGGTAGTATTAGACCGTGATGTTAAATTTACTCACAAAGTTGTTTACACAGGTGCTACAATTAAAGGTAGAGCAGATGTAACTGCTGGTTCAATTGGAGTTGTAAAACTTTGGGATCCAGGTTCAGGTTATGATCCTGTTAATACTCCAGTTGGGTTTACAGTTATTGATCCTAACAACACTGGTGAACTTGAAATGGATATGACAAGATTTGCAGACGGTGTGTTAGCACAGCCAAGTTGGACTAACAGAGGTACTGCATATAAAACAAGTACAACTACTGTTACTGTAACAGGTGATGGTTTTGCAGATATTATTCCTGTAGGTAAGTTTATAACAGTTTCTGGAATGCCAGTTGTTATTGGTCCAGGTGCGCAGTTAAGACTTAACGGAAATCCAGAACTTTATACAGTTGTTGTTATTGAACAAGAAAGTGTTGATACTGGCGGAACCTTTACTCTAAGATTTAGAGTAAGTCCTGAACTTAAAATTGAGGACGATCCAACAACAGATCATGGTAATGGCGTAACAATTAACACTAGATATTCACAATGTAGAATTTCAAACCACGACTTCCTAGATATTGGTACAGGTAACTTTACACAAACTAACTATCCGGGATTATATACACAAAATTATATTTCTTATCCAGAGAATGAGGTACAAGAATTAAATGGTGGTAGAGTGTTCTACTCAAGTACAGACCAATCAGGTAACTTTAGGGTTGGTGAATTGTTTGCTGTTGAACAGTCTACAGGTATTGTTACTATTAGTGCTGACTTCTTTGACTTAGCAGGTCTTACAGAACTTGCACTAGGTGGAATTAGAGTTGGTGGTACTGGTACAGTTATTAGAGAGTTCTCAACAGATCCGTTGTTTATTGCAGATTCAAACAACATTATTCCTACACAGAGAGCAATTAAAGCGTACTTAACAAATAGACTTAACGTTGGTGGAGCAGACTTGTTAACAGCGAGCTTTATCGCAGGTACAGTTAAGATAGGTCCTGATGAGATTGGTAATACAGCAGGACAAGCAGTTAACATCCCAGTGATGTTTGAATTACAAGGTCCGAAAGCGGGCATTGGTGGAAGTTATCTAGCTCAAGCTATGTTTTATCGAAGCTTTGAGCATAAGGGTATTAGGACTGATTAATATGAGACTAATATTAGAAGATAACAAATTAATGGTAAATACAATGGAACACTATGGAGTAGATAAACATGGCAGAGTTTAAATTAGGTAGAATTAGATTTGTATGGAAAGGCGATTGGGCCACTCCTACAGTCTACTACAAAGACGATGTAGTAAGATATGGCGGTAAAACGTTTATCTGTACTACAGGACATACAAGTGACGCAGATTTTTATGTAGACTTGAACGTAAGTCCTTCAAGATGGAACCAGATGACAGACGGTCAGGACTGGAAGGGCGATTGGGCTACATCAACTTATTACAAAACAAATGACTTAGTTAAGTACGGTGGACAGATTTATATTTGTTCTACTCCGCATACATCTGCCGCTACTGCTTCATTAGGTCTTGAGAATGATATTGCTAAATGGACTGCTTACGCTGAAGGTTTTGACTGGAAGAGTGATTGGGCAGTTGCAACTAGATACAAAATTAACGATTTAGTTAGATATGGTGCAACAACTTATGTTGCAAACGAAGGTCATACATCTGCTGCTACTGCCAGCGACGGATTAGAAAATGATCAATCTAAATGGGATATATTTAACCAAGGAATAGAATATAAAGCTGCTTGGACAGGAAATACAAGATACAAATATAATGATGTTGTTAAGCAAGGTGCTGGTACATATATTTGTACTACACAGCATACTTCAAATGCAACAACTTTTGCAACTGACGCAGCAAACTGGACACAGTTTATTGAAGGCTTTGAATATGAAAATGCTTGGAGCGGCTCGACAGTATACCAACCAGGTGATGTTGTATCATACGGTGGTAACCAATACGTAGCAAAAGTATATCATTCAGGTTCAACTAATCCTTCAACTGATACTACAAACTTTGCATTATTTGGTAAAGGTTTTGACTTCCAGAATAACTGGAGCAACGCAACAGATTATAAAGTTGGTCAAGTTGTAGCAGTTAAAGGACAATCATATGTTGCTACAGTTGATTCACCAAGTAACGACTTTACAATAACAGCATCAAGTAACTCAACAAACAAATTTACAACAGCATCCACAACAGGAATGGCTGTTGGTATGTCAATATACTTTAGCGGTGCTGTTTATGGTAACGTTAACGAAGGTGCAACATACTACATTAAGACAGTTGATGATGCAACAACATTTACAATTTCAATCGCACATGGCGGAACAGTATTTACACCAACTCTAGGTACAGGGTCAATGACTGCAAGAGTTGCAGCTCATCCAATTGAACCTAATTACTGGAGCAAACTATCAAGTGGTTTTTACTGGGCAGGCACATGGGCTGACGACTATGAATATGATGTAGGCGATTGTGTTAAGTTCGGCGACAACTCATATGTGTGTATTAACAAACACAGATCAGAAGGCGATGACGGATCAACAATTGGTGCAGCTGGTGGTGGTGCAGACAACAGTCGTCCAGACCAAGACACAACAGGTACTTACTGGAACCAAATGATTACAGGTAGTGAAACTTCACTACTAACAACAAAAGGTGATTTGGTTTACTACGGTGGTGCTGGTGTTGCTAGACTTCCAATTGGTGTAGAAGGACAAGTTTTACAAGCTGGAGCAAACTATCCAGAATGGCGTTCAATGGGTGCAAACGATTACGTTTACTACGTTGCTCCACATGGACAAGATAATCCATATCCAGTGCATGGTGCAACATTAGATAAACCATTTGCATCAGTTAGATATGCTTGTGAAGCAGTATTAAACGGTCCAAGACATCCAGAAGCAAGACACTTAATTGAAATGAACAAAGCGTTTATTCAACGTGAAGTTACAGAATGGATTACATATCAAATTGCAAATGCTGCAAGTGGTAGCATTTGGGAAAACTTTGATTATGCGGATGATGACTGTCACAGAGATATGGGACTAGTATTAGACGCTATGGTCTATGACATGTGTCATGGTGGTAACAAGAGATCAAGAGGTGCTGCGAATGCATTTGTTGGAGCTCTTTTTGAAGCACCTTACAACACAGGTCCATACTCAAACTTAACAACAGAAGCAGCAAACTCAGCAGAAGCATATGCATATATGTCAACATTGGTTGATCATGTATTAGCACAAACTGATCCAACAACTAATTACCAAACTACAAACGGTGATAATTCAACTGCTGTTGTTTCACAATATAAAACATCAACATTGATTGCAGAACCAACTTCAAGTGCTGTACTTGCAGCAGGTTTAAAAATCATTACTGATGCAATTGCAGCAGGTAATGCAGATAATATTCCTGCAAGATATGTTCCACAGAACACAATTAAAATTAAAACAGGACAGTACAGAGAAATTGGACCAATTATTGTTCCAGAAAATACTGTTGTGCTTGGTGAAGAAGTTAGATCCACAAACGTTGGACCTGCAGGACCAATTACAAATATGACTGATGCAAAATATACAATTGCTGCATTAGGACGTTTAGAAGGCGTTATTGGTGATATTATTAAAGGTGCAAGTGTAACTAAAACTTCAACTAACGCTTTTGCACAAGACATTGCTGTTCCTTTTGCTGACACAGTAGAAGAAACACATGTTGAACGTTTAATTAGATCAATGCAAAAACAAATCGACTATAGAGTCGGTGAATTTGAATTAAGAAACAGTACTGATCCTACAGGATACAACGCTGCATATTTAAATGGTTACGGTGATGCAAGAGCTAGACTTAGAGAAAACAAAAAATTCTTTAAAGAAGAAGTAGTTGCATTTATTACTGCTAACTATCCAAATGTAAAACACAGTAAAATGAAATGTCGTCAAGACGTAGGTTATATTGTTGACTCTGTTTGTTACGACTTAACTTATGGTGGTAAGAGCATGTCAAGGATTGCTGCTTTAGCATACTTAGACGATGGAGTAGGCGTAGGTGTAGTAGAAGGCGGAGCAACTGTTGCAGCATATAACAAATTAAAAGCAATAATGCAAGATGCTTCAACTAATACTACTATTACAGCATTACAAAGTGTTGTACCTCAAGTAAGAGGAACAGCAGGTAGTGCAGCAGCTTCAACATTTATTGGTGAAGCACTTGATATTATTACAGCAGTAATTGGTGATCCAAATGATCAACCAAATATTGTAATTACAGCAGCATCAAGTAATACACTTACATCTGCTAACCACGGTTTACAGGTTGGCGATTCAATTGCAATGAGAACTACATACGGTACAGGTAGTGGCGCTTTATATAAAACACGTACATACTGGATTAAAACTGCACCAGATGCAAACACATTTACATTGTCTGCAACATTTGGCGGTAGTACACAAACAGTTACAGACGGAACAAGTTTAACAGTTATAGCAAACGCTACAAACTTCCCTGCACTAACGAACGGTGTAAGTAGTACAACAGCATTGATCAACGCTGTAACGACCTTAGACGCAGCGCAAGAGACCGTTATAACAGGAGTTATCAATCACTTAAATCCAGGTAATTACCATACTGATTATAGAGTACAAGCTGTACCGTCAACAACAAGAATTGAAACTTATGTTGGTACAAGTGCATATACTCACACATATGTAAGTGGTGGTATTGTTACTAAAGGTGACGGAACTGTATTAAACATTACAGCAGTTACATATAATAACAGCACAGGTGTAATGGATATTACTGTAGACACAGCACACGGTTTAGCAATTGAAGATACTTACACACTAGCAAATATTGTGTTTAATTGCTTCAATGGCGATCATGTATATCCGAATGCTTTTAAGTCAGACGGAACAACAGCAAAAGTATTATACAACCAAACTAAGTGTTTACGTGATACAAGAATGATCATGGAAGCAGTTATGTTTGACTTTGCTACAAACAGCAACGAACAAACAATGAGAGCTGCACTTTCATACTTGAGAGCAACAGCTAAAGATGTTTATAACTTAGATCAGAAAGCAACTACAAGAAGTGCTTTTGAATATGTAAGAACACAAGCAATAGCAAACGTAGGCGGAGACGCTACAGCGATTGCACGTATTAACATATTGATGCAAGACTTAGATGACGTAGTTTACAGTGGTTCAAATGAAGGATCTCCGTGTGTTTCTGAAGTAAGAAATGCACACTATGCAATTTTACAAATTGAAAGAAACAGAAACTTTATTATTGGTGAATCTACAGCATGGGTACAAGACACATACAAAGATACTTGTACAGCAACAGCGGCATCAGATGATTCTTTAACAATTAGCGATACTAGCTGGTTAAGAATTGGTACTGCAATTAAAGTTAGCGGAACATTATTAAGTCCGCCAGCATCAGTAGGAGGAAATGGTTTTGAAGTAGGAACAACTTACTATGTAAACAAAATTATTTCAGGCACTAAATTTACAGTTGCAAAAACTAGAAACGATTCTACTGCGATGTCAATAGATGATGCATCTGGTTCAATGACTGTTATGCTTGACTACAACAGTGCAAAATGTGAAAGAGATATGAATAGAATACTTGACGCACTCAAGTATGACTTCCAATATCACGGTAACTACAAATCATTAATGGCTGCAAGATACTACGGTAACGCAGTACATGGTGTAAGAGATGGCGAAGACTTCTATTATGTAAGAAACGCTACTGGTGTTAGAAACCAAACTCTTGCAAACATGGCAGGTGATTTACTTGCTCCAAATGCATTAGGAACTTCAAGAGTTTCGGGTGGTGCTTATGTATCACTTGATCCAGGATATGGTCCAGATGATTTCTCAACATGGATTATTGAACGTTCACCATACGTACAAAACGTAACAACACTTGGTGCTGGTGCAATTGGTCAAAAGATTGATGGCGCACTACACAATGGTGGTAACGATTCGATTGTTAGTAACGACTTTACACAGGTTATATCCGATGGTATTGGTGCTTGGGTAACAAACAATGGTAGAGCAGAGCTTGTATCAGTGTTTACATATTACTCACACGTAGGTTACTTGTCAGAAAACGGTGGTAGAATTAGAGGTACAAACGGTAACAACTCATACGGTGACTTTGGTTCAGTAGCAGAAGGATTTGATAATACTGAAACTCCAAACACTGCTATTGTTGATAACAAATTCCAGTTTGAAGCTACAGTTGGTAGTGTACAAACTGATAATGCACAACAAGTTTACGCATTTGAGTTTACTAATGCTGGTAACGAATATACTAACGCAACTTGGTTAATTTCAGGTGCTGGTACTGGCGCAACAGCAGAGACAGATGAGTATAGAGACGGTGGTGTACACGAAGTATTCCTACAAGATAATGTAGACGACAGTACTAATGCTCCAGAAGCAGACGGTAACTTCGGTGGATTTGGTTACATTACTAACTCAAACACTTGTCAGGCTGGTACTTCAACAAGCCTTACACTTGCTGCAACAGACGCAGAGATTAGCTCAGCATACGTTGGTATGAGAGTTAACATTACAGGCGGCGCTGGTGTTGGACAATACGGTATTATTGCATCATATAACAGTGGTACTAAAATTGCAGCAGTTACTAAAGAGTCAACAGGTGCATCAGGATTTGATCACATTGTAGCAGGTACAACAATTGTTGCTCCAGATGCTTCATCAACATATACAGTTGAACCAAGAGCGGTATTTAGTGCTCCAACTGATAGTTCAGAAGGTGTAACACTTCCTACAAGTGGTGCATGGCAAGATGTATTATGGGGTGCAAGAACAGGAGTTTACTTACCAAGTTCAACATACAATAACAGTGGTGGTTCAAGTGCTAGTTTCCAAGTTATTAAAAACGGCGGAAAATACATTACAACACTTGTAAGTGGCGGAACAGGATATACACGTTACGATACATTTACTATTGCTGGTAACAATGTTGGAGGCGCAGCAACCACAAATGATATTACAGTAACAGTTGTATCAGTAGACACTAACGGTGTAATTTTAGAAATTGAAACAGAAGGTTCAGCACAAGAAGGTGCATGGGTAGCTGTTAAATCAAGTGCAGCAGCAGGTGCTTATAGTACCGATGGTAAAACTTGGACAGCAAACGTTATGCCAAATGCTAACTGGACATCTATAGCACACGGATTGATTGACGATGGATCAACTGTAGCATTACAAAGTAGATATGTTGCAGTAGCAACAGGAACTGCAACAGCAGCATACTCCGATGACGGTATTACATGGGTAACTTCTACTATGCCATCAAGCGGAACATGGACTGATGTTACATACGGTGAAGGCAAGTTTGTTGCAGTACAAGCAGGATCAGCTACAGTTGCTATTTCACTAGATGGAGTTGAGTGGGATATTACAGGAACACTTAACAACACTGGACATACAAGAATTGAATATGGTAAAGGATTGTTTGTTGCAATTAAACCAAGCTCAACAGTTGTTGAATACTCAACAGATGCAATAACTTGGACAGCAGCAGCACTTCCAGCTTCAAGAGCATGGACAGATGTTGCATGGGGTAATGGACACTTTGTTGCAGTAGCAAGTGATAACAACACAGGTGCTATGTCATTAGATGGCGCAACATGGGTAGCGATGCCAATGGGTGCTCCAGACTCAACAGCAGTTTCAGGATTGCAAAGAGTTGAATACGGACAAGGACAGTTTGTTGCTACAGCATACATAGACGGATTAGACGGCTTTAATGATGTTGCTACATCGCAAGACGGATTTAACTGGACATGGAAATCACTAGAAGGTGTAACTGGAGACCAAGTAGGTGAAGGTTATATGGCATGTGGACATGGTGTATCAGGCAAAAAAGGTTATTGGGTAACAATTCCAGTTGTATCAGGAGCAATTGCTTCAAGATCAAGACTGGGTGTTACAGCAAAAGCTAGAACGTTTGTTGCGCAGAACAAGATCTTTTCAATTAGACTTATTGAACCAGGAGCAGGATATGATAGTGTTCCAACACTAACTATTACTGACCCAAGTGAGATTTACGCAGTACCGTTTATAGTTAGAATTGGTAACGGTGTGTTAGCGAACCCAACATTCATTAGTAGAGGAACTGGATATGTTTCAGCTTCCGCTGACTTAACAGGTGGTGATGGATTTGCTGACTTCTTCCAAAGTGGTTCGTTCATTGCTGTTAGACAACTTACAAATATTCCGGTAACAGGATCAAACGTTGTGTTTGGACATTTACCAAATGATACGTTTAAACTTGTTAACATTATAACACAACTAGGTACAAACCCAGGTGCTTATACATGTTTCTTACAAGTATCACCGGATATGAAAGTTATTAATGTTCCTGCACACGGTACTAGTGTAACAACTAGAATTAAGTACTCGCAGGTACGTTTAACAGGACATGACTTCCTAGATATTGGTACAGGTAACTTTACTGAAACTAATTATCCAGGGCTTCCAACACAAGATCCTATACAGGCTAACGAAACCAGGGAACGTAGCGGTGGTAGAGTATTCTACACAGCAACTGACAAAGATGGTAACTTTAGAGTTGGTGGATTGTTTAGTGTTGAACAGTCAACTGGTGTTGCAACATTGAATGCTGATGCATTTAACATTGCAGGACTACAAGAACTTACACTTGGTGAGGTTACGCTAGGTGGAGGATCTGCTTCAATTGAAGAATTTAGTACAGACCCATTCTTCACAGCAGATAGTGATAGTGTTGTACCAACACAAAGAGCTATTAAGGCTTACATCAGTTCACAAATTGGTGGCGGTGGTGCATCACTTAACGTAAATAGTGTTACAGCAGGTGCAATTTACATTGCTGGAACACAGATAACTACAACTACACAAGCGGCAATTAAGGTTAATGCTAACCTAAATTTCAAAGGTGGAGTTAGAGGACTTCCAATTGCATGGCAGTACTTCTTAAACTAGAAATAAATTATAAACGGAGAAAAATATAATGGCAACAGGAATTTTAGGGACAGCAGACCTTGCAGCGGCTACTGACACTACCCTATACACAGTACCTGCAGATACTTTTAGCGTAGTAACGGTAAATATCTGTAACAGGTCTTCAAGTGCTGCAACAGTAAGGATAGCAGTTAGTTCCTCTGGAACACCAGCAGACGCAGATTACATAGAGTATGACTCACAGGTAACTGCAAACGGTGTACTAGAAAGAACAGGTATAGTGCTTGACGCATCTAAGGTCGTTGTTGTTAGATCAAACGCAATTAACGTATCGGCTGTGTGCTTAGGTATTGAAACTTCAACAGCATAAGGAGAGATAAACATGGGAAGAATAGTAGGACAAGGACTTAACGATCAGCCACTGATTGCATCTGGCACTACTGCTCAACGCCCTCCTAGTGCTAACTCCGGCGCTTTATATTATAATACTTCTAAAAATATTCTAGAAGTTTATAACCATAACGCTGTACAATGGCACATAGTTGGAGAGTTACCGAGAGTAGTAATTACAGCGGCAACAGCAGCTCTGTCAAATACATTCTATATTGTTAATAGTGCAGGCGGACCAGTTACGGTAACATTACCAGGTTCT